AAATGAATGGGTACACACTTTTTATCCATTTTCCCCCATTTTACATTTGATTATATTGACGTATAAATATATTTACATTTTATTAGTTATATGTTATAATATATTTAAATACTAATAATTAGGAGGTTGTATTATGGATTATAAATCATCATTAATCGAGTCACTATTTGTAATTTATATTGATAATAAAGATAGCGACCTTAAATCAATTAAAGATTTGAAGAACGTTATCGCTAAGTCAGGAAGAATGATAACAGAAAGATCAGTTAAATGTCAAAATAATTTATGTTATTTAGAAGAACTAATGAATAATTGTAGAGAAGATATAAAGAAAGGATTAATTAAGTATGAATTATAAGTAGATTAATTTCTACTTTTTCATTTAATTGACGTATAATCTATTGCAATTAACTAATAATAATGTTATAATAATTATAGAAAGTTAATAAGAGAGGTTGATCTTAATGAAGACATTAGAGAAGCTTAAATATCGCACTACACAATTAGAGAAATTACAATCATTTTATGTTAGAGGTTTAATATCAATTTACGATCTAGAAAAATTAAGTAATAAAATATATAATATTTAATTGACGTTTAATATAATAAATGTTATAATAAATTATAAGATAAAACAAGGAGGAATTACAAATGTTTAAAGCATCAGTTAAATTAAAATCAGGAATAAAAACACATATCATTTTCTATTCAAAACAAGAAATGATCGAATTCGAATTACAAGGACACGCAATAATCAGATCTATAAAGGTAGATTAATTTCTACCTTTTCTCTAAAATATCATTGACGTATAAACATTATTTATGGTATAATATTTATATAATAACAAACAAAGGGGAAATCAAAATGTCACCAATTTTTATTTATATCATTATTTTCGCTTTATTAATGTCTTTCGTAGGAGTTGTTTGGTCGGCAGTATCTTCGACAACTAAACAAGTTAAATCAACATCAGCACATTTAATGAGCATCCAAGACAGAAACGAGTTAAGGGAAGAACTCAAAGAATTAACTAAATTAGTTAAAATTAAACAAAAAGAATTAGAAACACTTACATATGCAACAGAACAAGCAAAACGCAAAACAGTTAACGATTTAACAGTAGAACAAGAGGAAGCTTTAAATAAATACGAGTATTACGGAATCAGATTACCAATTGACATTGTTGAAGAATTAGCTTATTCTAATTGTGTGACTTATCATTCAGCAATCAATTTCATTGAGAACCAACGTAAAGTTTGGAAAGGTCAATTCACAACTAAATTAACAAAGGGGATGTATTAAAATGAAAGATTACAATACTGAGTTATTTGAACAAGAAATGAAAAATCAAACACTTCAAGGTATGACTTGGCAACCACAAAATAATAATTCACAACAATACAGTAACATTAAATATCTTGAACTTAAAGAACAACAAGCGATGCGAAGAGCTTACTGTAAAGTAAATGATATTCCTTATGAAGAAGTTAATATCGAAATACCTTCTATGAAACAAAATCTATCTTCAGGCTTATTAAAAGTAACAGTAGTAATTGTTTATTTATTCATAATTGGTACAATCATTTCAGCACTAATTGGAGAAGGAAACTTCTTAACTAATTTTATGAAAGCGTGGTTTTAATAATGTCAAAACATCTTGATTTAACTGAAATTCTACTTAAAATTAACAAACTATTTTCAAATGGAGACATCTCATTAGAAGACGCAAAATACATACAAGATAGAGCGCAACGTTTACACGCTGATACTTATAAGGAGACAGTAAAATGAAAACAATAACTCGTTCAAATTCAAGATACCGTCCATCGTTTAACACAGAAAAGGAAATAAATTATATTTTTGATGAATCACTAACAAACTTGATCAAACGTGTAGATGAATATTGTGTTAGATACGGTTACGATTACGCAGAACCAATTTATAAAGTAGTAGAGTCAGAGAATACCAAAACAATGATGAACACATCAGTAAGACTAAAATCAAACAAAACACGTTACAAAGGAAATGAAACTTCTTATGTAAATGGTTATGAAGCAAAATTAAGAAAGGTGGAATTAGTATGATAAAGTTACAATATATGGTTTACGGAAGTTTAGTAGAAAGAGTTAAAATATTTAAAGGTGATACATGTTTTGACGACTTTCTTTACTGGTTTTTTGATAATGATATACATAATTATAAATTCTTAGAAGGTAAAGAATATATCTTAGGTGAAATAAAACAAAAGGGGATTAATAACAAATGAAACTTAAAAGAAGAACTTTAAAATGGTTATCTAAAAATTATTTAAACAAGAAATATGGCAAATTAATAAGACCTAAGAATTACACACATCAAGAATTTATCCTAGGAAATTTCACAAAAGATAAAAATGGTAAAATAAATGGATTCAACCCCTCCAAATAGGAAGGGTTTTTTTTTCTTTCACTTAACACTTTCCATAAACTCTTTAATACTCTTAGCTTGAAACACTCTAAAATTATTAGTTTGTATTTCATACTTTTTATCTGTTATCATCAACACACTCGGAAAGAACTTATTATTTTTAGGTTGCCAACTCTCATTCATCCATTTTCTACTATGGTAAAACTGTTCATATCTATTCATCTTATCCTTCATAACCTTATCGCTATAAATACTCTTTTGAACCTCTATATAAAAAGGACTTCTTCTCCATATAACAAACGCATCGGGTTCTATATAACCTTTACCAAACTTAGGTTCAACATCAAACACTTTCGGTTTCTCGTATTCACATAATTGTTTATACACATCAACAACACCTAAAAAGTGATCAATTTTTTGACTATTTCTTTTCATATTAATTTCACTATGAAAATATATAAACTGTTTCCTATCACTATTCACATCAACATACCCATCTCTTCTTAATCTCTTCATTACCATATTACAAGTTGAAACATCCTTAACCAATCCTTTAAAATGTAGCTCTACAATGTCATCTCTACTCATACATCTAAATCTTTTCAAGTCTTCTAATATTTCCTTATCCCTAACCCTCATCGTCTAACACCCCAAACAACGGTTTTTCTTCTTCGATGATGCTTTCAATTATTTCCTTCTTTTCCTCTCTGAATTCACCCACTAATCTCTTTGCATCTTCTAACTTCAAAAACGGACTCTGAACTTTTTCTAATCCATTCAACTTAAATATCATTTGACCAGACTGTTTTAAGTTCTCCGAACCAATTGTACCAATAATTTGACTGTTAATAATACTATCACATTTAAAACCCATTCTAACAGTCATGTTCAATTTTAATTTACCATCCAAAACTTTAGCATCCGGACGTTGCATGCTTAACATCAAGAATACACCTAACGCTCTACCTACAGCACTTATCTTTTCAACTAACCCCATACACTCTTTTTCACCTTGCAACATAGCAACCTCGTCAATTGCAATTAATATATAAGGCTTTTTATCTTTTGAACTTTTATTGTATTCATCAATGTGGTCAACTTCATATTCTTCCATTAGCTTTCTTCTTTCTCTCACTTCATTCCATAACCTACTCAACATGTTCTTCATTTCAACTTCTTCCATACACACCTCTTTCACATGTTTAACTCTTCTCAAGAAATGAAATTCACTATTCTTTAAATCACCTAAATATAATTGTAGTTCTTCTGGTTTCAACGTCTTTATCAATGTAGTTAAAATAACCCTAACCATACTACTCTTACCGCTACCAGTCTCACCCGCTATTAATAAATGAGGGGTATTCGAACCAACCATATCGTATACAATTTTATCGCCAAATTGATTCCTACCTACAACTACAGGTATTTTATATCTTTTTATTATTTTCTCCCAATCTTCATAGAAATAATCATACTGTTCCAATCCCTTATTATTCTTATAAACATCAACAACAAACCTTTTAATATGTCCTTCAATATAAATATTCGTACCCAAAACCTGTTGAAAACAAAACATCTTTTTACGAATTAATTCTGGGTCAAGCCCAGTAGGTATTGTAAATATATATTTAGTTACATCCTTACCTTCAATCACATCATTAACCTTAGGATAAACTTTAATTGTTCCACCCCTTGTATAATGTTCTACATACAAACCAGATTTATCAAATACCTCATTTAACTTATCTTGCTCTCTTCTCTTTTTCCACCATTCTTTTATCATAAGAACCACACCACAATTTTAAAACCAGTATATATAATCGTCGCAACACCAATACATCTAACCACATGAAACAATCCATCACCAATTAACTTCGCTTCACTTGTCTTACCTTCTTCAGCGAATCTTCTTTCAAGTACTGTTCCTCCTATCGTTAACACTCCAAGCACTCCCAATCCAACAAAAGTTGATAACATCATCCCATCCCCCTTATAAACAAATTTTATAAATCCCTTCATATCAACGTTTATAACAAAAATACCAAGGTATCACTACCTAAGTAACTACCCAAGTAAATACTTGAGTAACTACCGAGGTAACTACCTTGGTACATTATATGTTCTATATCTTGTCTTGATTCTTTTTCTTTTAATCTTTTTACTGTACACCCAACCTCTTAAACATGTCATAAGCTGTCTGTCTTACAATCTGATTATCAAACATTAACAATCCTTTTTTGAATGCTCTAACAATCCTGTCAATGTAATATTCATTTCTATAGTTATTAACTAAAATTCTGTCACTAGTCATATCATCTTTATTTAAAGCAAAATTCTTTTTACAACTTGGATCATAATCTTGACTCAAGAACATAAAATCACTCTTTGTGTCAACCCACATCCCCATTGTAAATCCTCTATATGTAATGTTACAGAAATGTACGCTTGTCTTAGCTCTTTTCATAATGAAAGTATCAACATCTCTTGTAAACTCATTATCTAACGACATTCTTCCGTATTCTAATTCACTAATCATAGCTCCAAATTTAGTTTTTCTTCTTTCAGCACTGAAATCTCTACTTTCAGGAATCTCAACAACACAATGTCTATACTTATTAAATCTCTTCTCTGTATCTGGTAAAATATTATAATAAAGGAAATAAGGATTTACAACTGATACAGCATTTGATAAACAAACACATCTGAAGTTGTCACGGTTACGAATTACAGTATCACATATATTCAATAAGCTTTCAGTCACGTTAGGAGGATATCCTACAGTATCTTTCTCTCTAATAAACTCATCAAAGATAATTGTTTCAACATTAGGATAAGAACCACCTTTAAAACTTTGCCAACCAGTAATCGGAATCGCCCAACCTGCCAATTGACCATCTATATAAAATTCCCTTCCCTTAACTTCTAATTTATGGTTTGGAAATTCTTGTTGAACATCATTGAATAACTGACTTACTTTCTTTAAATCTGTCTTATACATCCTTAAATAAATAAATTGTGCCCCAGTTTTAATGAATCTGTTAATACAATATTTCTTCATGGAATAGGTCTTCCCTATACCACGAGCTCCAATTACAAAGTTCATTATTCTGTTATAACTCAACATTTGTTGAGGATTGTAGTATAGGGATTGTTCCATGACCTATCCACTCCTTTTCTTTTTATATAAATTCCAAAAATTTTTCCAGGATTTTCGTCATTTCAAAATGAAATTAATTTTATGATATTTTAAAGGTTCTTCGCTTTCCTGATTTAATTTTCACTAATTTATCATAAGCTTTTTATTTTTAATATATTTTGAATTTAACAGGGGTCAAACTTTTCACCCCTGTATATACTCATACCACCAACCTTTACTATCAAACCAAGATGTAATTTTATCAAGTTCACTATTCGACATGACTTCAGTCTGCACATAAGCTAGTCCATTTTGTGGATCAAGAATAATCTTTCCTTTCGTTCCTAATTCAACCATTTTAGTTGAAACTTCAGTAATTAAAGCTGAACCTATTCCACCACTTCTAACAGATTGATAGCCTTTCGGTGTAGATTCGTCAATACTAGTAAAATAACTTAAAGGTTTACTTCCGTTTAATTTATTTAAATCGCATTTACCAATACCGGCAACATTTCCAGTTTCTGTATATTGCCAAATATCACATGGATAAGAAGGTTTACTTCCACCGTAACGTGGAATCCAAACGAAATCACAATTGATTTGTGATGCTCCAAATTCTTCATATTTATGATGTCCAACATACATGCCAACTTTTTGAGCGCCCAGTCTTCTTAATTCATCAATGAAAGCTTGTGTTCCCGCTCTCATATCACTCATTGTAGTTACTTCAACATCCGCCACCCAAACAGTAGCGCTCTTGTCTCCACGTTCCCAAAAGTCTTGGGCTTCTTTCTTAGCATCGTTCACACTAACGAATCTACAGAAAGCATAGTTACCAAATGGAATCCCTCTACGTTTCATATCATTTACATAACCTAAGTAACGTGGATCACGATAGTTGCTACCATCTTGAACTCGAGCTATAATAAAATCAATATATGATTTAGCAATATCCCAATTTATATCACCATTCCATTTAGATATATCAATTATATGACCCATTATTTTTCATCCTCCATCTTTTCAATTACAATTTTTAAATCTGTAATAGCTTCTTTAACCCCATCTAAAGTACTTGTAACTTTTGTCATCATAAATACAGCAACAAATATTGGAAACCCAACTTGACTAATGAACGGTACTAATTGCTCCACTGATTTCACCCTCATTCTTTTTTCTTTTTAACTATTAAAATACTTCTTTTTCAAATGTTCACCCATCAACCAAGACGTATAATCATCTAATTGTTTCTTTTGTTTATCTTGTTCCGTCTTACCCTCTTCATTACTTCCCCCACAACTATTTATAGCTCCATCACCTGTTGTGTAATACTTAATCATAAAAGCATATAAGAAGTTACCACCATTTACATAACGCATGGTTTCACCTAAAGCAACAGATATTTCATTAACATAAGGAACCATTCTTCCTGTTGTATTACCTAAACTAGGAGCAACAACGGTTCTAGAATATTCTTTCGCTAATGGAATTGTATTTACTTTACCTCTAGCGCCAACATATTTCGCATAACCAATACCATAGTTATATTGTTGGAAAACAGTCCATATATCACAACCATATTGCGCACTTGTTTCCATTGATTCTTTAAAGTGTTTTACCCCTTGTCTAATACTTGCTATTGGGTCTTTAATGGTATTCATAGGTAATCCTGCTGACTCTGAACTCTGCATAGGATCTCCACCTTCTCCGCCAGACTCAACCATCATTAAAGCAAGTAAGGGGATTGTAGCGTCTGGAATCCCTTGAGTTGTACATTCAGCTCTCATAGCATTCTCATAACTTCTAACCTTAGCATTTACTTTCTCATTTAATTGTATTGTTCCATTACCACTAGGAACACTAGGCGTACAACTACCATCATCTATCCCTGTTTGATCATCAGTTGTCTTCCATGCATACCCAAAATCAACAACAATTTCAGTATCATTTACAAAGAAAGCATCCCAGTTATGAATCGCGTTACTTTTATCAAAAACACCACCATTCATAACTTCAATATGCAAGTGGTCACCTGTAGCAAATCCCGCTGTTCCAGTTTGACCGCATTTTTCACCTTGTTTTCTTTTATCTCCTACCTTATAATTAGAATGATTGTTGTCATGCCAAAACATATAAGTCATTCTTTTTGTTCCTGTAGGAGTATTCACTTCATTATCAGTAGCCCACATTGTTCCTGCGCTACCTTGATTAATAACAGTCATATCAGCAGGGGCGTAATACCACGCTTGTCTTGTCCTAACACCTGCTTTTGTTAAATGGATATAGTCAATCGCCTTTGCTTTACTATGAGAAAAGTCTCCGCTTTCACCTTGTGTAATATACATAACATCCATGGGGAACATGGAATTTTGTTTTCCATTAGCCCCCACAGATTTCTGTCCTTCTTTCATCTAATCACCTCTTACAACGGTGATACAAACGTTAATTCGTGCATTTCTTTTACTAAATAACCATCTGTTTCACTAGCAAAGTTGAATGTGAAGTCAACTGGAGCTGTTAAATCGTAATGGGTATATGTTCCATAACTAGTTGCTGAAGGATTGTTATTATTCGTTACTTTTACAAAAGCTTTAATTTGAATATTATCTTCAAATCTACGAATAAAGTAATCAACTTCCGCTTGCCATGATACACCTGTAATATTTTGTGTTAAACCTGCGATCCATTTACCTCCACCACGAGCTTGCCATGTTCTAGAGATTGAACGATCAGCAAATGATGACCCACTAGCAATTAATTTTAAATGATACGTTCCAAGTCTCAACTTACTAAAATCAATACTCTTCTTAAAGATTTCTGTTGCTTGTTCATTCGGTAATGTATTACATCTAACTTGAGCAACACTTGTTTCAATCGCATGAGGTAAAGGAGCTAATTTCCCTTCAAACATTGTTGCATGATTTCGAGTAGCTGTAATAACAGGACTATTAAATGATGGTAGCCCATATGCATTACCAAAGTACGTATTATATTCCCCTGTAATCTTCACATAGTTTGTATCAAGCGAAGGAATATTTACCCCCTGCACATTATTAAATCTGCCCATAATTAAAATTTGATCTGTTTTATTTGTTGGTCTTCCTGCATCCCAGAAGTTAGCATTTACAACGTTATTCATATTACCAGTTAATCGCAAGAAAACTTTTGAATGTTCTGTACTCGGTTGGCAGATAACAGTATCAAAGATATTACTATGCATTTCAGCTCCTGTAACTCCTTCAAAATCATCTTGCCAAATAAATTTAAGCGGATTAAATGCTGTGTAATTCTTAATCACATTACTGTTTAAATAACAGTTATTTGTCAAGCTTGTCTTATTAACTCTCATTCGAATACCATACTCAAAACGAGTAGATGTAATATTACTAGCTAATACACCAGAAACGAAACATGATTGTGTTTGATCTTTTTGATCAGCTTCAAAGTAAATAAATGTTCCTTTATAAGCATTCGTTCCCTGTAACCGTTCCGCTCTTACGTTGTGAATCGCTTCACTCAGAGTTTCACCTACAATAAATTTCTTATTCCCATCAAAGTAGAATAATCCTTTTTCAAGTGTAGCCTCTGGATCAATTTCAAAGTGAGCATTGATAACTCGTGATTCAATATCCATATAGAAACCTACATCACCACAACAAGCTCCTTTTTTCACTTGAACTTTTGATCCTCTAAAATCAAGTTCTACCCCTTTCGGCATAACAATTGTTTCAGAGATAACATACACCATATTATTAGGAGCAAATACTCTTTTTCCTTTTGTTAACGCTTCCTTAATCGCTCTCGTATGATCTGTTTCTACTGCTAAAATATAATTCTTAACGTTAATTCCATTATCAAGAATAGCGTTACCAATAATTTCAGCTAACGTTCCATCTTTTAACCATATATCTAACTGTTTCTTAACTGCTTCGGTCAAACCTTCGCCCATAATCCATTCTTGTACAATTTTCCATTGTTCAAGGATTTGACCAACCAATAATCCCATTTGATTTACATGTTCAATACAAGTTGTTACTTGTTCATAGATACTCATAGAAGGATCATATGCACTTGGTAAATATCTTTTATAATAAGATTCAATTAGTGGTTGTAAACTTCCCAATGGTGGTAATACTGGTTTTGTCATTTCTTTTCCCTCCTTAGTATACTAACATGAACAAATCTTTTCGACATTCTTCATAAATTTCACTTTCAATTCGTAAGAAAGTTTCACGATATTTCATAAGCATTTCAGAATATGTTTCTGTACCATATTTACCGATTTGATGTTCATTTTGATTTCCATTTTCATGTGTTTTTCCATCTTTAAAACCAGTTGCATTATTTGTGCCAGTAGCCTTACCCACATCGTGGCTTTCTGAATCAGTAGCTGATTTTGTATTTGCTTCATCATGAGTTGTTGTGTTATCAGTTGTGTTACCATTTGAATTTTTTGTTGTATTTTCATCAATCGTAATATTTTCTGTATCATTATTTTTACCAGTTACTTCATTTATTTTAGAAGCATATTCAATAACACCTTGCCCATCTTCCGTTGTAATAGCTATTCTTTTATCAGGTGTATCTGATTCTAATGTTCTAGCAAAATTAGTTCCAGTACTTTCATTTTTATTATTACCTTTTTTCGTTCCTGTTTCATCAAGTTTAGTGGTACCATTACTATCAACAGTGCCATCACTTGTCATACTACCAGTTCCAACAACATGAGTCTCATTATCATTCGCTGTATGTGTTTCAAATTTTCCGTCTTCATTTGTGTCTAAACGAGAAGTTCCATCTTTTGAATGATCCTTTTTCTTATCAATTTCAAAGTTTCGTAATGGATCAAATTCTAATAACTCTGATTTAAACCTTTGATTATAATAAGGCATTTTCTCATTCATCCAGTTTTCAAGATAGAACTTAAACAATTCAATTGTTTCAAATCCAACTTCTGTCATATAGAAACGTCTTACCCATTTTCTCTCAAAATCTTTTCTCTTTGTTTCATCAAAAAATGGATAATCAAAATCAAACAAATGAGGTGTGCCAATATCAATCTTTTCTTTAATACTAGGTCTTGGAAATTGATATTGGCTGAAGCTGTCAATATATCTTCTTAATTCAATGCTATACATTGCCAACTTCATCACCATCCTCTAATAAATTCGTTTCAAATCCATCATTCTCCATATACAACTGAAGAATATCTGTTCTCATTTTTACATTCAAACCTTCTAGTTCAGGATATAATTGAACGATTCGATCTCTTGCTTCTAGTCTTGATTTAAGCATAATATTTCTAGATGCGTCTTCTTTTTCCTCGCCTGAATCAGCTTCGCTTGTTGTTAATCTTTCTTTCTTATCAATTGCTATATTACGAATCCCTAAGAATGTCAAGAATTCCGACCAATACGCATTCTTTTGGTCATTAATCTTATCAACAACGAATGGGGCTTCTGTTTTGAATACCTTAATGGAATTCGGGTCAAAATGTTTATTTGCTACAATAACAGGAGCATTGCCTTCATATTGATTATACACATTCATAAGAGAAAACTTATTTGTATCTTCTGCTGTAATTAATACAGGAGTCTTTTGAGCATTCAAGTTAATATCTATAATTTCCATTGCGTTTGCCAATTTCTTAGCAAACATAATAACGGAATCCATTGTAGGAACATGCATATCATTATTCCAAATGACAACCCCTGTTTTATCTTTATCCATTAACTCCAAGTTATCCCCAAAGTTATAGATTTCGAATTGTCTATTTTCATAATCAGGTGTCGCTGTTGTAAATTTAGTAGGTTGTAAGTAGCGATTAATATGTGTTCCCGCTGTCCCATTTACAGCCATGTAACTCAACTCTTTATCTCGATAAAATCCAACATATCCATGTGTGTGCAACATCATTTCTAGATAACGAGGATCAACTGTTTTAGGTAGGTTTTCCCATTCAAATAATTGGAATGTTAGTTGAGACAAGTATTTTGCATAGTGCCAATAATAGTAATTCCCTACATCTTTTTGAATCATATTCGGATTCATATAGGTACTAATATGTTGAAACATCTTTATATCACCTCGTTTTCTAAAGCGTAGTTACCAACATCGTTCGTGTGCCATAACGTTGTTCCTCTATCAAAGATAGCTTTAATTTGATTTAAATCTTCTGTATTGAAATCCCCAACAATCGTACAACCTTTTGTTTGCACATAATTCCAGTTTTGTCTTGTGTGCAAATTAGGAATTTTCACTTCATTTACTTTATAACCAAACATATTAAAGAAATCTTCTAGTTTCTTTTGATATTCAGGTTTAATTTGTTTCTTTAATAAAAACACGCCAATATAACCATTACCTACATCATAACTTGTATTCGTTCCCATTTTATTAATACTAGGAGGAACGTTTGCAATATCAGCAAGTTTCGCATTAATTCCTTGTAAATCAAGAACCATGTTGCCTCCTGCTTTTGCTGTACTAATTGCACTGCTAGCTACACCGCCAATATCAAGTCTAGGAATGGCTCCTAATCCATTTGCTGTTGATTGAGCCATGTTTGCATATCCATTAAAGATAATTTTATCTTTTTGATTGATTAATGTGTTTTTATTTGCTTGCATGAAAGCTGAAGTCATATCCGTCATAACTGTTACGTCATTCGGGTTTATATTATGAATAGCAAACTCATTGTTTACCCATTGTCTAGAAGGATCATTCATGTCAATGTTATAACCATCAACAACATATGTTAATTTATTACTAATTCCTAATGAGCCTTTTGCTGTCAATGTAATATCAGGTCTAGATATATATTCATTCTTATAGTCCTGTCTATTTCCTTGCATGTCATCCAGTGATAAAACAGTATATGGATACATCAACAATTTACTTTCTTTTACAGGTCTATAGCCATCATACTTATTTTCAATAAATTTAGATTTCGGAATGAACGTTTTCACATCACTCACATAAACCATTTTTGCCCCTTCGGATTCAGCATATTCCACTACCTGACCATCACTAGAAAAATTAATCCCAATACCTGACTCATTTTCACCTGTCGTATATCGCAAACCAATTTGTTCTGTTATAAACATGGTAACAATGTTATTTGTCATCTTATCATCTTTGTAAAGACTAGCAAGTGTATCAATCAATGTGCTCATTCGATGTGCTTCACCTTGAATTGTTGCTTGCACAACGACATCTTTATCAACAAATGGAACAACGTAGTAACTAAACGGTTGACCTACACCCACAACACTTGGTAACACTTTATCTTTATTTGTGCCGTGTACAGCTTTCTTTGTTGCAATCACTAAGAAACGAATGCTATTGTTTGGTATATGATGAATTGCTTTAACAGTTTCATATTCTAAACCATAGTTTAAACCTTCATCTATTGTATTGATAACAGGTGTTCCGTCTTCATTCCACAATTTACAATGTTCTCTTACGATATAAGAAGGTTTCCAATTTATTTCAAATCTCCACGTTTGAATAATATCAATTTCAAAATATACAAATGTTGTTTCATCATTTTTACGAACTAAGTTTGTAACAAAAGCATAAAACCACTTTGCATGATATTGTTCATTTTGGAACATCATATAATTAACAGAACGTAATTGATCAATTCCTACATCAGCACGAATATAATTCTTTCCATCGTTTTCAACATACGTAACTTCACGCATGACATGGACTTTATCCCTTGTATTGAAATAATTATATTGTGAATTTATATCATCAAACCATCTAATATCTTTATAATCATTAGAAAAGGGAACGCCTTTTAAGAAAAAGACGTTACTCCCACTTACTGGTACAACAGCCATTTCAAAAGCGCTCCTTTCTTATCCTTCATAAATAATTGTTACTGGATCAGATTCATTTTCACCTTCATCACCAATATTTTTAGCTTGAGACACTTTAGCAATCCACCCATTTTGAATGTTTAATAGTGGATTTAACGTCCTAAAATGTCCGCTAGAATCAGCTTGTCCAGTCTCTAAATTTCCTACACTTTCAGGAGAACCCCATCTTACAAAGAATTCGTAGTTAGGAAGCCCGTCCGCTTCTACGTGAACGGACTCACCTGTTCCTACAAATTTAGCATTTGTTACTTGGGGTGGCTTAGGGAGCAGTCACTGTGGCAATAGCAGTATCAGTTAAATCAGTACCATCAACAGTTGCTTTATATGTTACAGTAATTTTTACTCCAACTTCTTCAGTAGCGTCAACTGTTAGTAAACCACTAGATGAAATTGTCGTTCCTGCTTTAGCTTGTCCACTAATAGAGTAAGTTTCCGCTGAAGCTGTTCCACCTGTTACAGAACCAGTAAATTGTTGTGTAGCGCCTGCTTTTACATCTGCTGTTTTTGGTGTAATGCTTGCGCTTGGTGGTACTGGCGCATCAGCTGTAGAGAATACAACAGCATTTTCAAGTGTTGAACAAGAAAGAGTCTGCCAAATATGGTAGAAGTAATTCCAGTATAGACCTTTCGCATTGTAAACGTTTGTCATTTCGATGTTATTGTCATAACACATGAACCAATCTTGGTCAACTAAAACAGCTTGAATCGCTGGATCAGCAAATTCATCAATAACAGTTACATTTCCTAAGAAATCAGCTTTGCTCATATTGAAAGCCATTGCCAATACATCAACATCCACTTCAGCTTCTGTATCGGCAGTAATGAATAAATGTAAACCATTCATTTCAGAACGAGTGTGAACACCTGTATGATTATATTTACGAGAACCCATACCAAGTGTTAATTTACGAGCCATTGCACGAATCTTTTTGATTAAAGCTTTACCTGTTGCTTCATCTGTTGGAGCTTCTACCTTCACATGATGGAAGAATCCTTTTTCGTAGTAACTATCAATCAGTTTACGCATCCATAAGTACTCGTCAACTTCTGCTGAATTGTAAAGAGCCTCAAAAATACCAGTTACAAAGTTATCTAGATTTGCATATGACACGAATGCCGATCTTAATTCAGCTTGTGAAACTGTTTGTTCATAGAACTGTTCACGGTTACGTTGATGGAAGAATACTTTCGTATCAGGAATTTCACGTTTGTAAAGAGTAGATTCTGCGTCAGTTGGATCAAACTTCTTCGCTTTCGTAATATCTGTATAAATTTCCTCAATTGTGTATCCAAGTGGCATTGTGCCACGTTTGAATTTACCAAGTGGGTTATTCATAGATTTATGTTTGATTACTACTAGACCAATACGATCAACCAATTGGTTTAAGAAACTATTACGATGTTCAGGTGATGAGTTAATACCATGCCCAACTTCACCAATATTTCGATCATTTGCTTCAGGAACTGCTAAAGCATATGCCCCTCCTAATTCATTACGAATTAAGTTTAATGTATCAGCCGTTGTTTCTTGTCCTAACAACTGATTGACTTCATTCATACTAAACTTAGCCATTATTTAAAACCTCTTTTCTTCTATTAAATTATATTTGTAAACACCATAAGGTGTAATTACCTATCTAACAACGCTCCTAGAAACTTTTGTTTTTCGTGTTTTTACATTCCACCTAAAACATCACTTAATGTTTGATTCTTTTTCGCTTCTTCTTTTTGTTCTTTTTGTTGTTGTTCTGTTAATTGAGATTGAGAAGTTACCTTGTTAAACCAATGAGCATTGGAATCACGTAATTTCGTATTAGATAACATTAAATCTTCATTTAGTTTTGTTGTCTTCGCAACCACATCATCAAAAGAAGCTCTATCATCAGCTAAAGCATCAACAATTTCAGTCGAACGTTTTTCATCGACATTTCCTTTTAAAAGTTCTTGCATTAATTCTGCATGTTGTTCTCTTGTTAATTTCATTATTTTTCATCCTTTCTCAAATTTTAGTTTTCAAGGAATTTCCTTCCCTCATAAATATGATAATCTATCAATCTAAAAAATGCAACACTTTTTTCTTGACGTATAATAAAAATATGTGATATAATAAAAAGTTACTTTAATTTAGCTATTTAATTTTTGTCTTTTTATTCATCTTTTCTTTATTTTCCTATATAATAGAAGAAACACGAAAAGGAGGTTTTAAAATGAATAAAATAGTAAAGTGGATTTTGTTTTATGTTTTAATCTTTTTCTTTTTCTTTTCAATTATTTCTTATTTCTATCCTTATTTAATATGTTATAATTGGTTCCATAAAATAATTATGTTTATGGAGGTTTTAACATGAAATATATTTATCCTTTATTATTTATTGTTTATTTTATTTTACTTTCAGTTTTTCCTTTAACATGGTTTATTACTATTGGTGTTATGGTTTTTGGGTTTTTATATCTCATTATTTTTGAGCTTTTAAATCCTTTTAAAAATAATTAATAAAAACTGTTGCAAAAATAAAGTATAAATGTTATATTTAATTCAACGAAAGGGAACACATTAAACCTTTCATAAAATCATGAATAAAAAATTAAAATAAAAACTAATCAGAAAGAAGGAAAAAGAAAATGGCTAAAAAAATTACTCGTACTATTACACAATCTCATATTGTCGTGGGTGAATTACAAGACAATCAAATTATTGAAATCGGTTCGATCGTTGAAGATGTAAAAGTGGATGAGGTAAAAGCACTAAAAATTATTCGTAAAGCATTCCCTGAACGAAATGTTTTAGTTTTAGAAGTTAAAATTGAAGAGGGTCTATATGAAATTTCTCAAGATGACTTTGTAAAATACGGTAAAAAAGTAGAAGCGCCTGTTGAAGAAGCTAAAGAATCATCTGAAGAAGTAGTAGCATAATTAAACACTATATAATAGAAGAAACTAAATCTAGATGTGAAAAGAAATCGTTTAGAAACGTATAAGAAGGAGTGTTCATATAGAAGATTATTTTTATCTTTTATATGAATGCGACTGATTACTAGTTTCTGATTTCTTGTAACTCGACTCGGCAAAAGACAAAACTGAATCTAACTTATCTTATTTTCGGTTTTGTCTTTTATTATTTTAAGAGGTGAAACAATGTTCTTTATAAAATATATGATAATAGGGATTATCTTCGGGATGGTTTCTTTACCTGTTATAATGGTTTACTTTAAATTACTAGGAAAATTTAATGATTGGCTATTTAAATAAGAGGGGTGAAACAATGGTATTAATGATATTCTTTACTTATGGTGGCTATGAAATTGTTGAATGTGAAAACTGGGGTTTCATTGAAAACTACATGAATGTAAAATGTGTTGTTAAAATAGATTGAGGGTGAAACAATGAAATATTTACATGAAATTATGAGTCAAAAAGTTTCTTATTATTCTTTAATATTTATCTTTGCTTTTGTAGAGGTCTTGAACTTTATCTTTTAATCTCTAAAATCTTTTGAACTTAATCTTCTTAGAGGTGAAACAATGAAAGGGAAAGAGTTATTCCTAATATGTTTTATATGGTGGTTAAGTGGTTTATCTCTTGGTCTTTGCATTTGGTCTTTTAATCTTTAAAATCTTTTAAGAGGTGTCCAATGAACTTCATTTTATATGTTCTACCTTATATAATAGTAGCTTTTATTTTTTATCTTTTGACCTTGAACTTATCTTTTAAGGTCTTCGGGGGAAAAGAAAAAGCTCTTCTGCCGTCTAAGCGCAAAGCGCGTAGACTCGCAGAGAGCTTCTAAAACAAATACTCTCGGAAGAGAGTAAGGATGGAACGAAGTGGAATCCCTTTGTTTTAAAGACTCAAGAGCTTAAAAGTGAGCGTGAAGGTCGACAGAGGAAGACCAGCGAATTGCTAGGAACACTTAACGATTGACGAATGTCAGAGTTTAGTGAGAGTGTACTAGTGGAGTCACACGAAGATGACAACAGTAGCTCTTTTGAAAGAGGGGTGAGGGGATGGAAGAATATAAAATAGAATCATGTTGGGGTAATATACATGAAGGTTATTTACCTGTTTTAAAAGAGTATGGATATAAAGAAGAGACTTCCACAATATACTTAACACACTTACATGATATTTTTGATTTACAAACTAAGTTGAAAGATTTAAAATTAGATACAACATTATATCCTTCTATTATAGTTGAAAATGGTAAGATGTTTATCTATGATGATTATATTGAATAATTTTGTTGGTGGGGTGAGTAGGATGGAATTTACGATTGATTGTGCTGAAACTTATCATGACGTTTATCATTATGATAGTATTTTAAAAAAATATTGGATAAATAGAGAAGAAAGAAAGATTATGATAAATAGTGTGAATCAATTAGTTAGATTACAAAACGAGTTAGGTGAAGACTTAATTTTCGGTAAAAATAATTCAATTTTGATTTATGATGATTATATAGAATAATTTGTTGGTGGGGTGAGTAGGATGGAAATTGTTTATGTAGCAGAAGGCATTGTTAAGAAGATTTATGGTGATGACGGTTCATTAATTGATGTGGAAATAGATGGTTTAGAAGTGTTAGAAACTTTAAAACCATATATAAAAACATCTTTTAATACAAAACCTAACTCGGTTAAAATAAAAATAGAAGTTGAAAAATAATTTTGTTAGAAATCTGAATGACCTGAAATAGTGGTCGGAGGTGATCTGATATCTATTTGTTGGTGGGCGGAATGAGGATAAAACCTAAATGACTGTAAATCCTTAAATTAGTAACAGCCAACTGAAAACATTACTTTTATAGTTTATGTGGACTAAATTTACTACCAATATTTTTAGTCAAGACAAGGAAAGGTCTTTAAAATCCGTCTTCTCATGAAGGACGTTAAAGAACAGGAGACAACTGTAAACTTCTCACACCAAATAACAGGGGTGGAAACCATTTCTCGTGGTGAGTGAGATACCACGTTAACATCCGTTTTGAAAACGTAAATTGAGGATGATAGTAAACATCTAAAACAGGTGAAGGAAAACACGATAGTAACAAGGCGATGTATTTATTTACACCTTGCGAAAAATCCGTTGCGGTGAGGTCGTTAAACCCCTAATAAAATTATCGTATATTGCAGGAGAAAACCTAAAGAAAAAATCAAAAATAAAATGTTTTCGTTGACAATAGGGAATAAGACCTATACAATTAAGTTACTAAATTAAAAAGAAAAGAGGTGAAAGCCTCTTCTCTAAATGAAAGAAAGTGATTCGAGGAAGTAAAGATATTTTTAGAATATCCTTGAAGGGTTACTTTCTCATGTGAATCATACATAAAATAACTAAGCAGTAGCGACAGCTACAAAAATGTTTTACATCGTTAGTCAGTGGTAGACTTTAAAACCTTCATGTAAGACAAGTAAAGCCACACACTTTATATGTCTTGATTTCTGACACTCTGAAAGAAGAGAAAAAAGATTTAAAAAATAGCTTGCTAGAGTGAGTCGAACATGCTATAATAAAATCAGAGATAAGGAAGACATTCCTTTCCTGATAACAGCATCTTAAAGGAATAAAGAACAGATCAGTTTTAAATCAATTCCGTTCATGTTATCTTTCCTCCTTAAAAGATAAAACACCTAAACTATCCAAAATGTGTATACTGTTACTTGAAACATTAGGATGCTGTTATGAGGATTACCTCAAAAACTAAAACGTAGAAAGTAGGAATTTAAAATGATGAACAGAACAGTACTTGTTGGAAGATTAACTAAGGATGCAGATTTACGTTATACACCAAATGGTAAAGCAGTTGCTACAGTAACATTGGCAGTACAACGTAATTTCAAAAACCAAGCAGGTGAATATGAAGCTGATTTTCCACAAGTTGTGATTTGGGGTAAACAAGCGGAAACGGTTGCTAACTTTGTTAAAAAAGGACATATGGTAGGATTTGAAGGTCAATTGCGTACTCGATCATATGGTGAAGGAGATGCAAAACGCTATGTAACTGAAGTGTTAGCTGATAACTTCACTTTCTTGGAAAAGAAACAAGGATAATGAAAAGAGAAATAAAGGATTGGTTGTTTATAATAATTGATTCAATATTTCACACTAGATTTTATGAAGAAGACAAACAAAACAGAATAAGAGATTGGCTTAAACGCTAGTCTCTTTTATTTTATAAATTATTGACGTATAGGAGAGAATGATAATGATTAAAAAAATAACAAACTGGCTATGTAAAATTGAAAAACATAATAATGAAATAACTGATACTAGATATGGATTCGGAATGTTAACGATTAAAACAAAATGTAAACGATGCGGTAAAGAAGGAATTTATAAGAAAATGATGTAGGGAGGGTGACGTATAGATGGATGAAAATATTAGAACAATTGAAATTAAACGATTAGCAAACGGTGTATTTTCTAAAGGGTTTGAATGGTTGGAAAAAGAAACGGAAAAAACTTGTGAAAAATATGGTTGGGAAATTAAAGAGTTTGCTCAAGAAGTTACATGGTATTTTGAAGATATTTGTAATATGTAGGGAGGTAGAGGGGATGTGTTTACATGATTTAGCAGAAGCGTTGGAAAATGATTTGGTTAAATTAGAAAAAGAATTAAAAGGAAAAGATATTTACATTGAAATATTATTAGAAGAAATTGAAACATATCAAAAAGAACTGAAAAGATTGAAAGAAGAATTAGAAAAAGCAGAAAGAAGTAAGCCTGTTTGGGAGCAAGGGAGGTGAAATATAATGATGTATTTTGGTTGGTATATGGTAATGGGTTTACCAATATTCATAACAGCTAAATGGTTTGCACCTGAAATAATGGAAGAAACATATAATAAATTACCATTAGATAAAAATATTATTGATTGCATATTTTTAGTAGGGATATGTTTAACTTGGTTGCCTATGCTATTTATAGTTATTCCTAAAATATTAAAAGAAAGAAAAGATAAATAGGAGGTAAAGGGATGGGTGTAATTGGTAAACAACCTAAAGTATATCGTCTTAAAAGAAACGGTAAACATATAGCGGATGGTACAATTGATCAAATAGCTTTTAAAATGAATATTAAACGGTCGGCTTTAGAAACTAGGATAAGTCGCTATAGAAAAAATGTTGAAAATGGAATTAAGAGTAGGGTTGAGTATGAACTATATGTAATAGAAGAATCTGTTCATCAATATGTTATGTTTATAGATGATGAATATATCGGAAAAGGAACAATTAAGAAATTAAGTGAAGAAACTTTATATTCATATGAATATCTCCAACAAATAGCAAACGGCACATATGGGAAAAGAAATAAAAAAATGAAAAGAAAGATAGAATTATTTAAGAAGGTCGGAAGTTAAAACAATTTCCGACTTTTTATTTTTATTACTTGACGTATAATGTATTTTCGTGGTAAGATATGAATAGATAAAGAAAACAAAAAGAAAGAAGGAAATCAAAAATGGCGAAACGAATTGATATGACAGGATTACGTTATGGAAGATTGGTTGTATTAAATGAAGCGGGGAGAAAGAATGGTCATATTGCTTGGAAAGTTAAATGTGATTGTGGAAATGAAGTTGTAGTTAGAGGTATTGATCTTAGAAATGGGAATACCACAAGTTGTGATTGTTATCGAAAAGAGGTGTTAGCAGAAAAGAAGAGAAGAACTGCTGAAAGAAACAGATTGAAAAAACTTGCTTTAGCTCTTGAAACGAAGTGACTTAGAGATAAAGTACTAGGTGACTATTTATTTGTTAAAGAACGAAGTGATTTTAGAAATAAAAGGAACGTAGAGAGAATTAAAAATATTAAAAAGAAAAAACATTTAAAAGAAAAGAGTTGATTTTTAGATGGTGAAAAGAAGAAGTAAAAAACAACCTAAATTTACAATCAGACAAGTTGATATTGATGAATTTAATCGTCTACAAAGAAATGCTAAAAGAATGATTAAAAATAGGAAAGAAAAATTTGGGATTGATATTTCTCCCGAAATTGATTTAAAAACAAATATCAGTGAATTTAAGACACGTAAAGGATTTAACGCTTGGAAAGAAGCGATGAGTAAATTGAGATATAGGGCTGATTTACAGATAAAGAAAGTAGATGGGACTGTTGCAAGTGTAAAACAAATTAACCAATCACAACGTGAAGTGAATGTAATGAAACGTAAATTAAATAAGAAAGATGGCAAGTTTGTTAATAAATATAAAGTTGAATTTAGTGAGAAACAATTGTTTAAGATTACACTACAAACAAATGTGGCGAGGGATATGGAGATAAGTAGACAACAATATTTAGAATCAATTCCGAGGTTTGATAGAAAAGGTAGAGAAATAAGAGAAACAAAAAAAGATAAGACTGGTGGCTCTGTTATTGTAAGAGAAAAATTTGATCCAAATAAAATACAAACACCTGCAAAGGTTAAGATAAGAGAAGAGGGGTTAAAGGAAGTAAGTGACCCTGAAAGATATTCTAAAAGAGAAAACCAATTAAAGGAAAATAACATAAAAGCATTAAGAGAAATGCTTGGTGATGATGCTGAAGTTGTAATTGAATATTTTGAAGAAATGAGTAATGCTGAATTTGCTAACTTCTTTACGATGTATAATCGCTCTAGTATGGGATTTGATTACATATATCAAAGGGGTGAATATTCTTTTAAAGAAGGTTCATTAGCTGATAGATTGGAAGGTGTTTTAGAATCAATAGAAACAGATATTGGTAGATATCAAAAAATTAGAAAAAAGCATCGGTTAATGGAAAGATATAATTAGGGGGATGAAGGTATATGGTAAAGAAAAAGAAGAGAGTGAAAAAACCTATACCAACTTATGCATGTGATTTTGAAACAAACACAGAAGCATGGTTGTCAGATAAAGGATGGCAACAACATGTTAACGGTGATCAGGCTTTTGTGTGGTGTTGGGGTGGCACAGAGGTAAGAGAGAATATGAGTTTTACAGGCGAATTGGACAACTTCTTATATGGAAAATCAATGAAAGATTTTATGGATTGGATGTTGAATGGAAGTAAAAATGTTTGGTTTCATAATTTAAAATTCGATGGATCGTTTATAGCTGTTGCATTATTGAGATTGGGATATAAATTTACATTTGATCGTAACCCTGCTGTTGGTGAATTTACTGGTTTAATAGATGGTAAAAAGATGTGGTTCTCTTTAACTGTTTGTAAAGAAGGACCAAGAGGTGGTAGACAATTTATTAACATCAAAGATTCATTGAAGAAAGTTCCATTTGGGCTAAGAAAGTGTGCAATGGCATTTGGTCTTGATGTGTTTAAAGATGATATGGATTATGATGTTATAAGAGGACCGTTCGAGCCAATAACGGAAGCTGACTATAAGTATTTAAAGAAAGATGTAGAAATTACAGCTAAGATTATTCATTATCAAGTATTCCAAAGTGGATTGAATAAAACAACCATTGGCTCTGATGCTTTAAATGAATTTAAAACAACTGTTGGCGGAGATAAAGGGTTTAAAGATATCTTTCCTGTATTAGATTATGAGACTGATAGTTTCATTCGTAAGAGCTATTTTGGTGGGGTTACACAAGTAAAGCCAGGACGTGAGGGGGAGTTAATAGGAGAAGGTTGTGTGTTTGATATTAACTCTATGTATCCTTATGTACAGTACTATAAACTGTTGCCTTATGGCACACCAATCCCTTATGATGGTGATTATGAAGACCAAGACCAAGATATGAAAGACGAATATCCTCTTTACATACAGAAGATTAGTTTCTCCTTTAAAGTGAAAGATAATATGTTGCCTACTATCCAGTTAAAGAAACAGAATGTTGAGTTTAATCATCAAGATTATGATGATGTAAGAAAATTCAATGGTAGAGAGTTTCAGAAATCTAGTTTTGGTGAGATTGTGACAATGTATTTAACAAATGTTCAGTTGGAGCAGGTATTACGACATTATGATATTGATAATGAGATATATCATGAGGGTTATATGTTTAAAGGTAAAGAAGGTATTTTTAAAGAACATATTGATAAGTGGATACAAGTGAAAATCCAAGCTAGTAAAGATGGTAATGGAGCATTAAAAGAATTAAGTAAATTAATGTTGAATTCTCCATATGGAAAGTTCGGTACTAACACCATTCGATTGAATGTGGAGCCTTTCTTGTGGGAAGATGACGGTTCTCTTGGATTTAAAGTGGAAGATGAAGACCCACCACCAGCTGATCCGATTTACACTGCTTATGCATCCTTTGTTACAGCATATGCAAGAGAAGAACTAGTTAGTACAATTATGTTATGTTATGACAGATTTGTATATTGTGATACTGATAGTATTCACTTAGAAGGGGTAGAGACACCGAAAGAAATACTACATAAGATTGACCCGGATGCTCTAGGAATGTGGGATAAAGAAGGAGAATTTAAATATGCTAAATTCCATAGAGCGAAAACATATTGTGAGATGTTGTTTGCGAAAAAGGTAAAGAAAAAAGACAGATGGGGAGATATGGTTGATACAATCAAGCATATATCTAAGGAAGAGTGGACAAGCTTAGAAGAGGAAGAAAGAACGTTAGATAAGAATCTTAAGTGTGCGGGTATGCAAAGACATATAGCTGATACTGTTACTTTTGAAGAGTTTGAAATTGGTTTAAAGATTGATCCGTATAATCCTGCTAAACCAAAGTGGAAAGGTGTAGGGAAGTTAATGCCTAGTCAGGTTAGTGGGGGAACGTTGCTTAAGATTAGAAAGTTTAGTTTGAATTAGGAGGGGATTAATATGAAAAAAGAAGAAAAAGGATGTTTTCACGAGTGGAAAAAATATGATGAAAAAGATATGAAAGATGGAAGTCAATGTTGGATATGGTTTTGTGTTCATTGTGATGGTGAGCGAGTAACTAAAGTTTGGAAGAAAGAGGTGGAGAGATGAGAAAGAAAAGAAGTGGTAAAGGTAGATACAGATTAAAAACAAGTAATATATCTAGAATGGAAACATATGAAGTCCAAAAGATTAAAAAGATTAATAATTGGAGAAGAAAGAAGATGATGGGATGATTGAAAAAGATGTGTTTGAATTTAACACTAAAATTAAAGTGGGTATTATGTATAGTCTTTATACTCATTTGGGATTAATCAATGATGTTGATTTTTCCCGATTGGGTGATGAAACACTTGATTGTTATCTTGAAGGAGCACTAAGAGAAACAACAAAAGATAAAAGAAAAGACCAATGGGAGAAGTGGTATGTTGGTTTAATGTTTGAAGAAAAGGGGTTTCGTGGATATATTATAAATAAAGATAAAGAAAGATTGAAAGAACAGCTTGTTCATGCTATGATTGATTATAGAAATCCAAAATTTTCTATAGTGGGGGTATAATATGAAAGAATTAGATTGGTATAATGTTGCTGTATTAGGCGGTATGTATGTGGAAGAAATTATTTTACCATACAATGAATGGGCTTTTCAATTCACAAAAGATATTAAGAGAGCTAAGAAATTAAATGAAGGTCACATTTTACAGATTAGAAAACACTTATCAGAAGCTGAAATAAGAATGGTTAAAGTAGAATTGGTTTAAAGATAAAAGATTTGAAAAATTATTCAAAGGGGTTGGATAAGATGTCAGATTTATATTATCTTTTAAAATTTAAGGAAATATGGAGGGGTAGAAAATGAAGAGACAAGTAAGGGCGATGTTGAAGGAACATAATAGACTAGGTAAGCTTGTTAGAAGTAGACATTTATCTTTAAATAAACCTAATTTACAATTTCGCTTATTTTGTGAATATATGATGATAAAATCAGAGTTAAAGAAATGGGGGTATAATAAATGTGGGTTGTGATACATAGTGAAAAGATGAGTATTTTTAGTGGATATAGAAAGAAAGAAGATGCGGAAAGAGCTTGCATGAATCTCAATGAAGTAAAAGATAAGAAATATTATATGGAATATGTGGAGGTGAGGGGGTGACGGTTAATCAAGTTTTACTTATGAATTTAGGAATAAGCATTGTTATAGCAACAGCTTATTATTTATTATTTATTAAAGAAGGGAAGAGGTAGAATGACTATACAAACAAAGACTTTAACTTTTGAAGGTAAGAGGGCGGGGAGTATTGTTGAAAATCCTAATATTGCTTATCTCAATGATGTTGAATTTACACAAACACAATATGATCTTATTTATGGAAGCGAATTAAGAGCAACAACTACTGATAAACTATCATTTGAGTTTCCGATTGATCCTGATTATTTAACTGGATTACAAGGTATTAGTATTTACTATAAATCTAAAATGGATAGTGGAGAAAATGAATTACGTTGCAATGATAAAGGTGTCTACAACAATGATACTACAATGTATAAACAAAAAACACTGGGAATATTTACTGTTGATGTTATAAATGAAAAAGTTAAATTTGATATAACAACTACAGGTGATTATGGAATATATGAAGTTAAACTTGATGTTGTTTATGATGATGCAGGATTAAATAGTTATGGTGGTCAGTATCAGTATACTGAAAGTGGTGGCACTGTTGTTACTGTTCCGATACAAGGGAAGAAGTTAGAAGAGATTACTACTGAATTAAATGGAAGGCCTGTTAACTCAATAACTAATGTAACGTTTGCTCAAATTGGCGTTGAATTAGTTCCATAAAATACTTGTAATGAAAAGAAAATAGTGTTATAGTTAATTCAAGGAAGAAAATAAAATTAAATAAGGGACAAGTTAATTCTTGATCCCTTTTTATATGGAGGTAAGAGAGATGAAATGTCAATACTGTGAACACCATACATATGTTGCGTATTATGATGATAAAAGAATTTGTGAAAACTGTTATGAAGCTTTTAGAAAAGTTGGTTTAAGTAAAATGAAAAAGGATTATTTGAAGGTTGCGGAGGAAAATAACAGATATAAAAATCTTGTAACATTAAATGAAGAGAAACTTTTAAAAGAATTAAAAGAAAAAGATGAAAAGATAGAAGGACTAAAAAAGAATATTGAAAGATTCAATAGCTCTCATGCTTTAAGTGTTGCTATAACAACTATAGATGATTATGAAAAAATAGTTAAAGAGAAAGATGACGAGATAAAAGAATTAGAAAGAAAATTACATGTTTCTGAAAAAGATGTTGCTAGACATTATCATAATAGTAATTATTTTGAAAATGAGTTGAAAGAAGCTGTAAAAATAAGTAATTGGAATGTTGAAGAAGCTGAAAGGAAATTAAAAGAAAAAGATAAAGAGATAAAAAGATTAAATGAAAAGATTGTAGAACTTGAATTAGGATTTAAAGAGACTCAATACGAAGAATGGTGTGAGTTGAAATATTGGTATGTAAATATTGCAACAGGTCAAACTAATATGTATAGACAACATATGAATTATGAGGATGCTTGCGAGTTGATCGGAATGGATTCAGATAACTGGACTGAATTTAATGTTGTAAAATATAAAAAGGAGGTGAAATGATGGATACTAATGAATTTAAAGAAGGATTAGTTAAACATTTTAAGATGAATTTAAAACGTAAGACTGAATTACTCGATAAAATTAGTGAATTTGTTCAAGAAAATGAGATTACAAAAGAAGAATGGTTTGAGTTAAATAAAATGTTGGAGGGGAAAGAATGATGAATAAAATAGATATGGAAGAAATAAATAAAATTATGGAAGATGGAAAACAAGCTATTGAATTAACTTATGATATTATTAAAATTATTGAAGAAAAACAAATTAGTTTTGAAGCTTTAGGAATGTTTATAGATTCTATGGTTAAATCATATAAAGAAGAAAAGGAGAAAAGAAAATGAAGGTAGAAATCGTAATGTTTACAGGAAATACTTGTGGTAAGTGTAAAGGGGCTAAAATTAATTTAGAAAACTTGCCTGAATTTGCTAAAGATAATCTAGTTTTAATTGAAAAGAATATTGATGAAAGTAATGAAAACTATAAAGAATTAACTGAAAAAGTTGGCGTTAATAAATTACCTACGTTTATTATTAATGGTGATTATGAAAATCCTTTAGTTGGTTTTGAAGAAAACTTTGGTAAAATACAGGAGGTATTGGGGTTATGATGAAAGAATTATTTGATTTACAAAGAGAAGTTGATGATATTATTGAAACTAAAATAAAAACAAGTTTTGTTAGAACTTTGAATGAAAGAAAAGTAGCTTTTAGAGTTGAATTATCTGAATTTGCTAATGAAGTGGGGTTCTTTAAATATTGGAAACAAAGCCATAAGAAAGACGACTTTAGAATTAAAGATGAATGGGCTGATTGCCTAGCGTTTTTACTTAGTATTACGTTAACAAAAGGTCATCAAGATGAAATTACTCGAAGGTTTGAAAATGGATTTATTAAAAATTTACAAATTGATATTGATCAAAAATATAATCAATTGACAATGAATAGACTAAATGATTATATTAATATAGAAGTTGCTTTCTTAGATTTATATGGAATGGGATTAAAATTAGGATATTCTGTTGATGAATTGAATGATGCTTATAGAAATAAAACAAAAGAAAATATTCGTAGAGCAACGGAGGGGTATTGATGGAAGTATTAAAAAGAGGTTCTTGTAATATGTGTTACTTGGATACGAAAATTAATAGAGCGGGTATATGTTTCCCTTGTCATGAAAGTTTAAGGAAAGAAGATATTATTAATAAACCTAATCATTATCATGGTGATGGTGTTGATCCTATATCTATTGGAGAAACTATTCTAACTAAAGAAGAAATGCAAGGATTCTATAAAATGAATATGATTAAATATTGGTATAGAGCTGGTAAGAAAGATGGTAATAGTAAAGAACAAGATTTGAAAAAATATGAATTTTATAAAAATAAAATGGAGAATATGTGATGGAATTTACTGTTGAAGAAAATAAGAAAAGACAACAAGATGTTGGAGTTAGATATATAGATAAAAAGAGTATTAAGCTACATATTAATATTTACAAAATGGGAAGAGTTAAAGACATAAAAGAATTAACTTTTTCTAACAAAGAAATGTGTATGATTCATGTTGAGAATTTAATTAAAACTACTGATTACAATTTAACTAGTTTTAGTAATGAATTTGTTAATGGAACTGAAAGGTTCTTTATAACACTTAAAAAATAAATACTTGACAATATGGGAGTTCTATGTTATACTTTAAGAGTAAGACATAAGGACTTCCATATTTTATTGTATCTGGATATTCCACGGTGAAACGTGCCAGAACATGGTGGGTACTGATTATGCCTTGAAATACAGTCTTTTATGATCTTGCGTTTATCGTCTTGTGAAAGTACCGAAAGGGAAATAAGTAGCAAGGCGATTTTAAATGAATTTAAAGTTGACAAAAATGATAAATTGTAGTAATAACAAATTTAAAGATTAAAGTCAATGAAATATATAAAATTAAGAGAGATATTTTTAAATAGATTATAATTGTTAGATAATTTAAAAGTCAAGTAAAATATTGAAAATCGGATGCATATTTTGATAAAAAGTGTGCACCTCTACATTT